GGTGATGGCATATTCTTCAGCATAGATGGCGAAGATACTTGGCTTCAAATAAACAGAGCAAGCGTAAGCGGATCAGGAGACAACTATAGCACATTTACAGGACGTAGTTTAGATGCTAGAACTGGTCAGCTTCAAAGCACTTTTTCTCTTTTTGAAGGTAATACAGAATACGGCGAAGTAATTATATGTGACGGAATAAATAAACCTTTTCTTTTTAAAATAACAGGAACAGGAGATTTAAATACTCGTACTTTTTTTGCTTCAGAAATTACAGTAAGCGGAGATACGGCTCCAACAGTAGGTGCAGTTCACGACAAACACTTAGTAGTTGCAGGAGCTTCAACAGCAAAAAACACTATATTTTATAGCTCAACAAGTGACATAGATAGTTTTTCAGGAAGCGGTGCAGGTAGTATTCTTTTAGATGATCAAGTAGTCGGTCTTAAAAGTTTTCGTACTGATCTTATTATATTCTGTAAGAACAGTATATTTAAATTAATCAATATTAATGACTCTAATAGCATTGCAATCGTTCCTGTTACTAAAAACGTAGGTTGCCTTAACTCACACACAATTCAAGAAATAGGAGGTGATCTAGTATTTCTTAGCCCTGATGGTATTCGTTCAGTGGCAGGTACAGCACGAATTGGTGACGTTGAGTTAGGATCAGTTAGTAGGCAGATACAAGCTATCATTAAAGACTTAGCTAATTCTATTACTAATTTTACACTGACGAGTGCTGTATTAAGAAGTAAGTCACAGTATAGATTATTCTATTCTACAACTTCAGCAACTCCTCAATCTTCAAGAGGAATAATAGGAACACTAACTTCAAACGGATTTGAATGGTCAGAAACACAAGGAATACAAGCTCCGGGTTTTTCTTCGCAGTTAAACTTTAATGGAATAGAAAAACATTTTCATGGCGACAATAACGGATTTGTTTACGAGCATGACATAGGAAATACTTTTAGAAGCGGCACAACTGAATTTAATGTTGTTGCTAAATACGTTACACCTAATTATGATTTTGGAGATATCGGTACTAGAAAAACTATGTACTATGTAAAAGTATCTATATCTCCTGAAGGAGAAATACTCCCTAAATTAAGAGTTAGATATGATTACGAAGATATTAATATACCGCAACCTTCAGAATATACGCTAACAGGAATTCCGATTCCTTCTGTATTTGGATCAACAAACTCTACTTTTGGGTCAGCGGTTTTTGGAACTTCTAAAGACCCAATGTTTAGACAGGCCATTGAAGGCAGTGGACACGTTACAAGTTTTAGATTTAGTACAGAAGATTCAAATCCACCATTCGCAATTAACGGTCTATATGTTGATTATGTACCGTCAGGCAGGAGATAATTTAAAATGGGTACAGCCTATACAAGACAAAGTACACTTACTGACGGCGATACTATTACCGCTGCGCTCTTTAATGATGAATACAATCAATTATTAACTTCATTTAGTTACGCCGCTAGTGGAACTACAGGACACCAACACGATGGAACTGCCGGTGAAGGCGGTAATATTGCTCAAATAGGTGATCAAGATTTCCTTAATAAAATTGTAGTTGATAGCACAAACAACCGTTGGGGCTTTTTTGTACAAGTAAGTTCATCAGCAGTAGAGCAAATTAGAATTCAAGATGGAGCTATTGTTCCTGTAACAGATGATGATATAGATTTAGGAACAAGCTCTCTTCAATTTAAAAATGCTTACTTTGATGGTACAGTAGAAGCAGATGCTATAACAATAGCAGGAGTAACCCTTTCAGAGACTATTGCAGATACTGTAGGCGCAATGGTCACTAGTAATAGTGAAACAGGAATTGCAGTTACTTATGATGACAATGATAATACTTTAGATTTTGCTGTAGGTACTTTAAATCAAGATACAACTGGCAACGCAGCTACTGCAACAATTCTTGAAACAGCTAGAACAATTGGCGGGACTTCTTTTAATGGCTCTGCAAACATAGCAGTAGCTTTAGCAGCAACAGCTACAACACTTGCAACTGCTAGAACTATTCACGGCGTATCATTTGACGGTTCTGCAAACATAGACCTTGCCGAAGTAATAAGTGACACAGTAGGCGCAATGTTTTCTGGTAACACTGAAACAGGAATAACTGTTACATACCAAGACGATGATAATACAATTGATTTAGCTGTAACACAAGACACAAGCGGCAATGCAGCAACCGCTACAGAAGCTACAAATGTTACAGTTACTGCAAATAACACAGAAAATGAAACTGTATTTCCTGTTTTTGTAGATGGAGCTACGGGAACACAAGGCATAGAAACAGATACAAGTTTAACATATAATCCTTCTACAAATTTACTAGGCGTTACAGGTTTTGCAGGTACAGGTGCGGTTCAAATACCAGCAGGTACAACAGCACAACGCCCTTCTGCTGTTGCAGGTCAACTTCGTTATAACGCTACTACAGGAAAGTTTGAAGGTTATACAGATGATTGGGGTGACATTGGTGGCGGTGAATCTACTTTAACTATTAACACTATGACAGGTGATGGTAGCGACACTACGTTAACTATGGGCGTAACGCCACCTACTGAAAATGCAATTCAAGTTTATTTTGACGGTGTGTATCAACACAAAGATACTTTTAGCTTTAGCGGAACCACACTTACATTCTCTACTGCTCCTGCAAGCGGAGTTAAAGTAGAAGTAATTATTCTTACTAGTGTATTAGCTTCTACAACTCCGGGTGACGGCACAGTAACTACAGCTAAGTTAGCTTCAAACGCTGTAACAACCGTCAAAATAACAGACGCTAATGTCACTACAGCTAAGATAGCTGACGATGCAGTAACAGCCGCTAAACTAGCTTCTAATGCTGTAGTGACTGCTTCTATTGTTGATGACAATGTAACTCAAGCTAAGATAGCTGATGATGCCGTAGGCGCAGACCAACTAGCAGCAAGTGCAGTTGTTACCGCTTCTATGGTTGATGATGCAGTTACAACAGCTAAGATAGCAGACGATGCAATTACCTCTGCGCTAATTGCAGATGACGCTATTGTTGCAGCGGCTATTGCAGATAACGCTGTGGACATTGCGCGGTTAAATGTTAGTGACGGCAGCGCAGGACAATCATTAACGACAAATGGTAGCGGCACACTTAGCTTCGCTACAGTGGGCGGCTTGTACAACGATTGGCTAGTAAAGACCGCTAATTTTACTATGGCAAGCGGCGATCAGATTATAGGCAACCACGCATCTACTGCATTTACTTTGACGTTACCAGCGTCACCAAGTGCAGGTGCTGTTGTGACAGTAAAGAATGTTGGAGCCGCTTTGATAACAGTCGGGCGCAATTCATCAAATATAAATTCGGTAGCTGGAGATGCTCTGTTGCCAAAAGACAACGCGGCTACGTTAGTCTACGTCGATTCAACCATCGGTTGGACTACAATTTAAGGAGATTTAAAAATGGCGGCAGTAATCGGTAGTAGAGATAATTATAATCGTGATCCTTTAAAAATGCCAAGGTGGAATGCAGCGGCCGGTGCCACTTATTGTGCTGTGGGTGGTAATTTTGTAGATAGTAACGGTGCAAATTTTTGGGCTAGTCATTGGTCAGGAATGGTAAGTAGCGCGGCTCAAGCTAATACCGCAAGAACTGTTTACACAGTTAGCGGTAAAGGCGGTTGGCTTATTAATGCCTGTGGTAGTTCTGGCAATAATCACGCCAACACAACTACTTTTGTAATAACCGTAGATGGGGTTGCTACTACCGTAGCTTTAGGAGAAGCAGGTAATACAGATTCAAGAGGCTGGTTAGGGCCGGTAGGATACGATTACCTTAAATACAATACTCATGAAGGAAATGTAAACAATAGCTTTATGAGAGCAACCGCTGCATCTGGCGGCACTACTGGTAATACAACGTGGGACAGAACTGGAAATAGCGTTGCTGGCACTCATATTACTATGCCGGGGATGCTTAACTCTTATGCTATTGACCCGATGACTGTTCTTCGTTTTGATAACAGCCTTACAGTTACTGTAGCAACATCAGGGGCAAATTCAAACAGTTATCAAGAAAACGCTGGCGTTCTTGTACGTCTTGACAGCTAAAGGAGATAAATAATGCCAACAATTTTAAGCGAAACAGCACTCGAAGATGGGCGAATACGTTATCAATATGATGGCTGGTTTGAAGAAAAAAACGCTCCGTTTGTTCCTCCTGAGCCTACCGCAGAAGAGATAGCAGCAGACGCAAGAGCATGGAGAGACTCAGAGCTTAAAGCAACTGACGGTATACCTGCAATCACAGATCATCCGCAACGCGCAGCGTACCTAACGTACCGAATTTCACTACGGGACTGGCCTAGCACCTCTGAATTTCCGTCTGGCACTAAGCCCACACTAGGGAGCTAAACAATGGCAATTACACAGATTAAAACCACGGGTATTGCCGACGATGCAGTTACTGTGGCAAAAATGGCCGACAATAGCATTGATAGCGCCCAGTATGTAGACGGCTCTATTGATACCGCGCACATTGCGGATAGTCAAATCACTGTAGCTAAGATGGCGGCAAACAGCATTGATAGCGACCAGTATGTTGATGGCTCTATTGATACCGCCCACTTAGCCAATGATGCTGTTACTAGCGCAAAGCTAGACAATAACATTGTTATGACCGGATCTCTGAGCGCAGCGCAGGTAAACGGAGGCGTAACTACAACGGTTGTTTCAAGTAGCGCAACGGCTACAACAGGCCAGAATCACTTTATATCGTCTGCTTGCACGTTAACGCTTCCCGCTTCTCCATCGCTCGGCGATCAAGTAATGGTTGCGGTAGGTAACTTTGCTACAGCTATTCTTGGAAGAAACAGCCAAAAGATCGAAGGAACAGCAGAGGACATGACAATCGACGTAGCGCGAGTAGGGTTAACGTGTGTATACACCGGAAGCACTTACGGCTGGGCTATTTATTAAAAAGGAGACAATATAAATGTCAACATTATCAGGACTAATTTCAGCAGGCGGTGGTGGTGCTTTACCCCAAATTACACTAACTCAATCACAAACATTTGTCCCGCCGCAGGATGGGAATGTGTGTATTCATGTCATTGGTGCGGGAGGCGGTGGGAAGGGTGATAACGCAGGTGCAGATAGCGGCGGTGCTGGAGGATATTGCAAAAAAAACAGTT